CAGATATGGGACGCAAGCAACCGTGGACAAGTCAGCTTACCGCGAAGCTCATTGATGTTGGAGTTGATGAAACCCAAGCTCAAACAATTGCTGAACTCACATGGAGACAGCATGAGATTAAGAAGATGGATCGTGACCTTAAAGAACTCCAGACTGCCGCTGAAAAAGGATCGCTTGCTGTTATCATTGATCGAATCAAAACAACGCCATTAGAGAAGCAACAAGAACCTAACTGGATGCAGGGTGTGATCCGTGATTACTTGGTTGAAGCCGGACTATCTGATAAAGCTGCTGAAACTGCTGCGAAACTATACGAAAGCGTAATCTCTGAAAAGTTCGCAGAAGCGAAACAAAAAGCATTTGAAACAACACTTAATAAATCCGCTCCGTGGCAAAACTATCTTTCAAGAAATAGCCGACTTGGCAAGGACGCATTGAAGAGAATTCAAGACGCGATTAGAACTGGAGTTCTTGATCCAACGCAAAATGTCGAAAGCATTATTGCAAGAGAGAATGGGTGGTCTGGTTTTACTAAAGAACAATTCCAACGCATCGTTCAATTGGACAATGTTATATCCAGTCCAGATACAGACCAAGTTACAAAAGCGGAGGCAATGGACGAGCTTAACAAGATCATCGTTAAGGCAAAAATGCCAGTAAAGTTTAAGGATGCCATCGGCGCATATTATGTTGGTCAGGCGCTTATGGGTATTCCAACGCTAACCGTTAATATTGCGTCACCTATTGGGTTCTCTGTCAGAAATCTTATCACAGATATCGGACGCTATGCGTTTACTGAACCATCGAGAATTCCAATGGCATTTGAAACATTCTTGGATAGTATGAAGTCTTGGTATAACCAAAGCTCATACGCATTCAGAAACCAAATCTACATGAATGATGTGGTTGAGTATCTGAATGGTCAGAATGTTCTTCGTGAATTGTTTGACAAAGGAAAAGCTCAATGGGCTAAAGGTGAGTATGCGAACGGCATGGCAAATATGCTTGTTGGCATGACGCAAATTACTGGTCGAGTTCTGTCGGCTTTGGATCAAGGCGCTATCTCTATGTTGGAGAATCAAAACATTACGAGATATGCGATGGAGGCAATGAAGCAAAGAAACATTCCGCAATCAAAGCGGAAGGAGATTGCCAACATGATCTTTGATACACGCAGAAGGACATATGCAGAAAATGTTGCTGCTGGCATGGAGAAAGATCGCGCTGGTGTGCTGGCTGATTTGGCAGTCAGAAGCGAGATTATCAACGCGCTTTCTCCAGAAGGAATTGATTTCAAGGATGTATTGGATTCTGCTATTAACGACTCATTGCAGTCTGTTGGTAGAAACAAGACAATTAATGTTGATAAAATTGTTGAGGAGAATGAAAGGCTATCTGATGCGGGTGTGCTATCTTATCTTCCAATTGAATTCCTCCAAAAGATAGCATCCGGCGCGGCAAGTAGTGGGCCATTGATGCAGGTATTCTCCAAGATGGTTTATGGATTTGCTCTTGTCCCAGCCAGAGTATTCCATACAACAGCCTGGTATTCTCCATATGGATTCATTCGACTTGGTATTGATGCTTATAAAAAGAATAAGGGCGAAGATTCGCCATATGCGATGAGTTTGCAAACAGACCTGCAATACAAGCAAAGGCTTACAGACGCTATCGCTGGATCAATTGTTATGCTTGGACTCGCCGCTCTTGCAAGTGGATCAACTGATGATGACGAAGAGAAGAAGTTTAAGATTGTTGTTACAGGTAATGGTCCAAGTTATTCAGCAGACAGGCAGTTCTTTGATGCGTGGCATAAAAAGTATAAGCCATACAGCATTAATATTGTTATGGGCGACACTGTTATCCCAATCAACATTGGACGAGGTGGCGAGGCATTGTTCTTCCCAATTATGCTTGCTGGCGCATTGGACGATTGGGGAATTAAAAAGAAACTTAATCTTACCAAAAAAGAACCAGAAGACTTGAACCTCGCTGTGGAAGTGTTGGGGTCATCATTCTTTGCCTTGGCTCAAAGAGGGCCATATGCTGCGTTTACTAAACCATTGTTTGATGCATCTAAAGAAGGCAAGATTACAGAAGAACTTGTTAGCCAAGCTGGGTTCTTTGGTAAAACATTTGTTCCGATATTAGGTTCATCTCTTTCAAGGAATATTTCTGACTTTATTAACGATCCAATTGATAGGTCTTCATTGGAGGGAGCTATCTACGCTAATACACCTATTGTTGGTCCGTGGATGGGTGCTAAAGCTCTTAATGCATTGGGGCAACCAATTAGGGCGGACGATTGGGGAGATAGGCTATTTAAGCTCGGAGTGCCAGTTGTATTCTCATTCCCTAAAAATACTCCAGAGAATGAACTCAATGAGCTTATCCTTCAGAAAGGAAGTGGACCATCAATCCCAACAAGAGCCAATGCGCAGAAACGATTTGGTGATGCTCTGACAGATAAAGAGTTTGAAACATATGTGCGTGAATATGGACGAGTTGTGTCTGACAAGATGTTCAAGAACAGGAAACAACTTGAAAAGATGTCTGTCAAAGATTACGATGATCAACTTCAAAGATATGTTGGAGGATACTCAATCGATGGAATTAAAATTACCGGGGCATCAGATATGGCAGTTCGTGCTGTAAGAAGGATGCGAGGCGAATGATTGAATACGAGTATATTGACAAGTCAACCTCTCCTCCTGGCGGGTGGAAGATAAAAGTTCCACAAACTGGAGTTGAGTTTAAACATTATGACTATCGATCAATATGTAAGTCATACAAAAACCATTGTGCGGCTAATGGGATATTCCTTACGCCAACATGGGAGGATGAGTTTATCTCAGAGATGTGTAAACAGAATACGCATTGGGGCAGAATGTGCGTGAATGTAGATATGAAGAAAATACCAAGACGAAGACTTTCACTAACATCTGTTCTTTCATTCTTGAATATGATGAAGGCATGGGCGCAATCTACCTTGTCCGGTAAAAGTGCATTTGTAACGCAGGCCGAAGCTGAAAGAAGGGCTTCTGTGTGCGCTGATTGCCCAATGAATGTTACGCTTCAATTTTCATGTGGTGCGTGTATGGGCGCAGTTATGACACTAATGAATTCTATTATTGGTAACAAAAAAACAGAGAGAGACAAAGACCTTGGGGCTTGTCTTGTGTGCAGTTGCTCATTGAAGGCAGCGGTTCATGTTCCCGTTGATGTGCAGCGAGAAGGATTAACTGATGAGATTAAAGAAGACTTTGATAAAATTGAACATTGCTGGAAAAGAATAAAAAAATGAACTTTTTACATGAGAGAGACTTTGGAGATATTGTATTAAGCCTATCTGCCGTAAAAGCTGCTGGTGGTGGCAACTACTATATCCAAAACAATCCTAAAGCCGTTAAGGTAGTTGGGCCACTCATTGAGTTTCAATCATACATCAAAAGGGTTGGTAAGGTTGGCAAGGAATCAATCGATAAATCGTTCGTTGATTTCCGCAAGCAAGGATTAGACTGGGGCGTTCGACTTGCATCGCTTCATGCGAAATGGATAGAACAAGATGTTGACTTCCCTGAGCCTTGGCTAACCGCTTGCGAAGATAGTCAATATAACGGCAAGATTATTGTTAACAAGACCGAGAGATACGCAAACCCGTTATTTCCATGGGTTCAGCTTGTTAAACTACTCGGAAGTAAGATGCTTTTTGTTGGACACGATCACGAATACGAGTTGTTCTGTCGCAGATTCGGAAAGGTTGAAAGACTGATTATCCGCGACTATTTGCATCTGGCTACAGCTATCAATAGCTCTGATTGCTTTATTGGAAACCAAAGTTCTGCCAATTGTGTTGCAGAAGGACTAAAGCACAAAAGCATTCAAGAGGTTTGCTTATGGCAACCTGATTGTATCTATAAACGAGACAATGCTACATTTTGCTACGATGGAACTATTGATACCGAGATTGCTGGAGTTAAGGTAAAGATAGATAGGCCAAGACCACAGATCAACAAGCAGGAGTCACCCGCAGGAGGATGGAAGCTAACAATCAATGGGAAGTTATTCAGTAGCTATGCGCTTGATATTGTTGTGAATCACGCAAGAAATAACGGGGTATCTGGAAGCAAGAAGGATATTGAAGACAAGATCATTGATGAAACAATCACCAGCAATCAACCAGCTTCTATTCCAGACAGATTCGCGCATGATGTTAAGCGTGTTAAAGAATTGCTTGAAATTCTATGAATGAGACGAGCAAGGCAATGAGGCGAAGAATGGTTGAGGATGAGCTTGGAATCTTCAATTGGGGTGAGATCATTAATGGTGATGGGATCGATGTAGGGTGTGGGCCGGACAAAGTATGGGATGACAACTGCATTGCGTTTGATCAAGAGCAAGGTGATGCTAACAAGATATCAGAATACTTCACACGCAAGTTTGACTATCTCCATGCATCTCAATGCTTGGAACATATGCACGATCCATATGCCGCGATTGTTGAATGGCTTAAAATTGTAAAGAAAGGTGGACACGCAATCATATCAATACCAGACTGGACGCTGTATGAGGGAAGGGTGTGGCCATCTCGTTACAACCCAGACCACAAAAGCACATGGAGTTTTACATTTGAAAGCAGCCCATCAAAGCATCATATAAACATATACAAGTTTCTGACAAAACTATCCCACATTTGTTACGCTAAAAGAGTTATGCTGATTGACAATAACTACGACTATAGTGTGTCTCCGAATACGGATCAGACATTTGAAGAGTCAAATGGAGTTGAGGCGTTTATTGAAATGGTTTTATGCAAGCTGTAATCGTTAAAGCAAAGTCTCAAGTAAAAGAAGTTGATAGGCTTGTTCAATACTGCAAGCAGTTAGATGGAACTGTCGTCAAAATTATCCAGAATGACGAGAAGGTTGCGAGCTATCCAGAGCGGAACAATCATGCGTTGCAGAAAGCATTTAATGTTATGGGTGATACTCCATTCATTTGGCTTGAGCCTGACAGCATTCCATTGAAGGCGGGATGGGTTGATGCGCTTGAGGAAGAGTATAATAAACTCGGCAAACACATTATGCTATCAAACGACACGCATCCTCCGCATGATCTTGTTGGAGGAATCGGAGTGTATGGAGGTTTGGCAAGAAAGCTAATTCCTGCTGGCATCAAGCGCGATGGATGGGATGGTTGGACGATCAAACATGTCAAGCCATTGGTTTCTTTTACTCCGTTGATTCAACACACATACGGCAGATACGAGAAAGGAAGATGCAGCGAGCATCTGTTCCCAAGAGACAATCACATTATCCGTAGTGATGCTGTAATCTTTCACAGAGACAAACAACAGGGTCTAATCAGTAAATAGACCGGAACTTGCTGAACGCTTGCTTCCATCCGCTGCTTGCCGTCTTATTGTTCGTATTTAACGCTTTTGTTGCTTTAGTGCTATCGAGGTTCAATCTCTCCCTTGCGAGAGCTAATAGACCCATCCCAGCGTCAGCAATGTCAGGTGAGATACCAAACCTTGATTTCATTTCAGACTTTGGAAGAACCTTAATGCGGAGAGCGAGATTCTTTTCACCATTAGGATCAAGCTTCCTCATACACATTTCCCGTAGCAACTCATCTCCAATCCCCTTAACCTGCCCTGTCCTCATATATTCTTTAGCTGAATACCAAATCTCCGATACGGAGTTAACATACCTTTCGTGAGATGGCGTTGGATCATAGGCTGAAACTGGATTATCAGATGCCCGTCCACCAAACTGAAGCCCATATACATCTTTTGACCATGCTACCGAGATAAAATCTCCCAATGGCCCACCAGCACCGGACTTATCATACCCAGCGTTCTTTGGTTGAACTCCCCGTGACACACATTCATTTCTGAACCATTGCACTACTTGCTGTGATCTTGTTAGGGATTTGTCTGTAACATCCTCACTAAACACAAGAAACTCGTCATACTGAAGACCTCGATACCCATGGGGTTCTGCCAGCTTACCAACAGTTCCAAAGTATAGAACAGTCCTATCGCCACCATTTGTAAACGATGGATCAAGGAACGCTACCCTTGCTTTGTCGTTATCAAGCCATATCGCTTTGTCAGTAGCCTTAGAGTTAAGTATTTCAATCTCCGAGTAAATCTGGTCTGTGATTCCTGCTGGACACCAGAACCCTCGATACATTCTCCAAAATGAAGAGGTATTCTTAGCATCCTCTGGAATCTTTTCAAAGTCCGCTGGGCCTTCCATCCATGAGTAAATTTTCTTTCTGGCAACCATGTTAGGATTCTTTAATCCATCAAAGTGCAAACATACTCCACGATCCGTTTTCCACTCTTCATCGTCTACGTCAATCGAATCCCATCCTTCTTTTGGTTTAGCAAACTTGCCAAAAGCATCAACATACGAAGCCGGGTTTGAAATGCCGATAAACTGAAAGCGTTCGCAACCTTTGGACAAGTTAAAGAACGCAACTTCAGTAATAGCCTCGGATAACTCTGACAACTCATCAGCAACAAAAATTACATTCTTATTGTGGATACCTTGCATCTTACCAGTAGCATCACGCTCCTTCTTCTTTTCGCCAGGGATAAGAACAATACCGGAAAGGTCTGATCGCTTTCCATCTCGACCCACATAGCTGATCTTATTTTCAGAATCAACAAGATGCCCAGGCAATCCAAGTTGTTCACACACCCCCCAGTACCGAGTAATCTTACCCCAAATACGCTGCTTTGATGCCTTGATGGTAGTAGATGTTGCAAGAACTGTAGTATTTTCTGGATCGGCAAGGTAGTTGACGATAGCCCATATTGCGTACGCTTCTGATTTACCGCAACCACCGGAACCAGCTATTGCAAGATACTCATGTTCACACGCTGCACGAATCATTTGTTCAGCCCAAGGATGCCAAATGAAATGGACTGTGGCTTTAGTGTCACGCTCTGGCCAGAACGCTCTGGCTATTCTTTGAAAGTGGTGGAATGTATCAACATCACCAGTGTCCTTCGGAATCCTTTTCGTTATCTTCTCTCGGAACATAGCTAACTCAATAGCTATTTGGTGTGTGTTTTTTCGCCAGTTAAACCCATATTGGTGCAGGTAGCCTTCAATGGGATCGCCAAAAATCGGAACAAAATTCATCAAAAAAAGATTACAATAAATTTGAATTATCGCAAATAGTTATTGCAATAAAGTTGGTATCTGTTAATTTTGCTGGGACATGACATTCTTACAAGAGTTAGGGTTTCAAAAAACAAAGTCAGAGATTTTCATTGACGAGAAGCGACCAGACATTGACTTTAATATTATTGTAACACCGAAAGATTATGCTAATGGAACTAAACACAATCCTACTAAATCTCCGCTTGCTATTGCTACATCAAGGGCAATTGAGGGAAGTGGATTCGTGTTGGATCGGGCAGGCTTTAAGGTTATCATTATTTCTCGCGGCATTTACGAGTATGCTTTCTTTATGCCTCGGAGGGTGTGGAGGAAGGTGAATTGCCAAGAGTTCGTTGATGAACGATATCCATCGTCTCCTATAAAGTTCACGGCAACATTCACAATGTTATTTTAATATGAAGCTAGTAATACCAGTATCTCGGCATGATCGTCATTTGATCCCTGCCTTCCTGAAATCAATCGAAACATTCAACCCAGGCTCTGAGCATGAACTGCTTGTATTTGGATCACGCGAAGTTGAATCTGATGTATTAGAGATTGAGACGAAAATTAAACATCTATTTAATCTGTCTGAAACATTGATCATAGATGACACGATGCTTGGCTGGCCTATGTCGTGTAACTTTTATTTCCAGCAATTGTGTAGATATATTTCTGGTAAAAAAGACATCGATTCATTTATGTGGTTTGAACTTGATACCACAATTATAAAGAATAACTGGCTGGATATAATTTCTGATGAATACTATTCAGACACAACGAAAGCAGTAAAGGAGAAGCGTGAGCCTACTATTTATCTTGGATCGCGGGAAAGAGTTTACGAGGGAAGGAATGGAGAGCTTTTGCCGGAATCTCTTGCTGGTCAACGCATGGCTCCAGTCGGAGTGTATTCCAGAGAAATATGCCTTTCGCATGTATTGAATTCCTTGTCTATGGTTAATAGGCATTGGACGCATGTAATCCAATGGTATGTTGTTAAGAGATTAAAAAACTCTTCATTGATTCAAAATAACTGGCGCACAAAAAACTATCGCCATGAAGGTAAAAACATTGTATGTGATTCTGATGCCAACTTAGCTTGGGATGTTCATTGGAATAATCCGGTGAATGAAAGTGCTGTTCTTGTTCATGGTTGCAAGGATGGTTCCCTTTTCAAGTTATTGTTGGACAATAATAATAATGATATGAAAATGATAAAAAATTTATCAGTTGAGGACGCTGAAGACATCTTGGAGGACATTGAAGATGTTACGGATTCTGATGTAGAAAAACATTCAAAATTGTATAAACAGCGCATATCCAACATTAAATCCTCCAAGAAAAAGCAAAAGGAAACTGAAGAATGAGCGATGTATTAGCTACACTTTCTAAAGATGGAACTCCCCCCAGTTCAAGAATCAAGGATGCAAAATCAGCGTATGAGATTTGGGAGACACTACGACGAGCGGATGCCGTATCGGCTTTTGACCGCAGTAAGATTGATGCTGCGTATGACAACGAAAGACCATACGACGAAAGAGCATTGATCAATGCAGGGCAATCATATCGAGTAAATGTATCTTGGGGATTTGCCAAGCAAGTTCTTGATACTGCATTGGCTGGATACACGGACATTATCAATGCTCCGCAAACATTCTTCTCATGCCCTACGCTCTTTGGATCACAAACGGAAAACGATGAGTTGTCTCAAGTTGTAGCTCAAGAGGTAACTGCCGCTATCCGTTCTTGGCGTAATTTCTTTCCGACATACCTCAAGCTGTGCAATAGCTTTATCAAACATGGCGTTGGTGTAGTTATGTTCAACGACGAGTGGGATTGGCGTTGGAAGGCTACAGATATGTCAGACTTCAAAATTCCTCGCAAGACAGAGATCGGCCAGGACAACATTGATGTTGCGGCTTGCTTGCGATTCTATAGCCCCACACAGCTTTATCAGTTGATCAAGGACGAGGAGACTGCACAAATCCACGGATTCAATATTGAGGCTTGTCGCAGAGCAATCATTCAAGCAGCAAATCAACAATCAATCCGTGTAGTTCACTTGTGGGTTACAGAGTTTGATGGGCGCGTGTCTCATTACATGATTAACGACGATAACTCCGTGCAAGACTTCCTGTTCAAGAAGGTCGGCAGGTTTGAGAATAGCTATCAAGCATACACGGTATTCACATATGGAGTCGGAACAAATGGATACTACCATGGAGTTCGTGGGCAAGGATACGATGTTTTTGCGATTAACGGTGCATTGAATCGCGCTTATTGTTCATTGCTTGAAATTGCATCGTTTGGTTCTGCTCCGACATTCCAGCCCAAGGATGAGACTGCACTGCAAGAAATGCAATTCATCCCAAATGGAATCTATAATTTGCTTTCACCAGGAATTGATGTCATTAAGGATACTATAGTTCCCAATGTATCAAGTGGAACGCTTCCAATTGTAAATGCATTTACTCAACTCTTCCGTGAAAGGACATCGGCATACAATACGGAGTCTTTGGTAAACACATCCATTGAGAAGTCCGCTACACAAGTACGCGCTGAACTTAGCAATATTGCTAAAATGAGCGTGTCAAGTTTGAATCTTTTCTTTGATCCATGGGAATCGCTGATGCGTGAAATGGTTCGTAGGATGAAGCGCAAGGACTACGATGCCCGTGAGCCTGGTGGTAAGCAGATCATTGAACTTCACAAGCGCCTTCTCCGCAGGGGGCAGGAATCGTTTGGTGCAAAAGACAGATATCTTCAAGCGTTTTATAACCTCGATGTTGATAGACTGCGTGTGACTAAACCTGTTGGCGCTGGTTCAGAGGCTGCTCGCATGGTTTCGTTTGATCGTCTTATGGGAATCTTTGGTAGCTTGCCGGACTTCGGTAAGCAGAACCTCATTTGGGATATCGCATCTGAAACCGCTGGATACGAGAATGCTGCTCGTTATGCAGTTCAACCTGGTGAGTCAGAGCGACCAACTATTGATGCATCGATTGCACAAATTGAAAACAATCAACTTGTTGCTGGAAGTAATATCCAAGTTTTGGATGGTCAAAATAATCTTGTCCATGCAAAGGTTCATGTTGAGGCGCTTAATCCATTGGTTACTCAGGCGCAAGAGTTACTTGAGCTTGATCCAATGCAACTTGCACCAATGCTTGGCGGAATCAATGCGCTTAATGCACACGTTGCACAACACGTTGAGCTTCTATCTCAAGACCCAGCAATGCGGAGCGAGTCGGCTATGTTCCGTCAAGTCCTTCAGAACGCAGATGAGATACTTCACAATGGAACGCTAAAGGTTCAAAAGTTGATGGGGCAGCAAGAACAACAAGCAATGATGCAGGGAGAAGAACCGCAGCAACCGCAAATCGATCCGGCTGTATTGGCTAAAATTGATTCTGAGCGAGCAGTTCGACAAGCGAAACTTGAGATGGAAATGCAATCCCATCAACAGAAAATGATTATGCGTCAGCAAGAGGCATCTCAAAAACTTGCCTTGCGTGATGCAGAAGTTGCTAGTAAGATTCAACGCGAAGGTATTAGGGCATGACACAAAGACAACTATTCCAACTAAACTCTGACAAAGTATCTCAACTAACTGCCATCTTAGATTCTCCCGTTATTAAAGAAGCGTTTACTATTGTTAGACAAGAATGTAGTCCCAAAGCACCAACGGACATTGAAGCCGCAAAGTCTATTGGAGCGGAGGATTTCTTTAATAAGCTAACACTACTTACTAAGGTATCTCAAAAGAAGTTGAACGATTTGGACAAAGAGTATATTGTTCAAGCGAGGAGAAAGCTTTTGTCCACCGGATTATATACGGAGGATGAAATACTGGAGGCAGAACGCATCTCAATGGAAACAAACAATCAACAGGAGTAATATTATGAAAACAAAAGAAACAGCAGTAAAGCCAACGGCAACAAAATCACCCGCTTTGGGTAAAAAAACAAGCGTCACAACCAAGGGTAAATCTTGGGGGGATCGTCATCGCGCAGGAATTAAGAAATAAAGTATATGTCAGAACAAACACAAGAAGCACCACAATCCACAGATTCAGCAATCTCCAATCTTCGGAGTGCGCTTACATCAATCGCAAGTAATGACCTGTCAATCCAGCCTCCGAAAGAGAGCAAGCCTATTGAGCCTTCTCAGCCTGCACCAGCAGCGCCAGAAAAACAAGAGGCGCAAGTTCAATCTGAAGGAGGAAGCAAGGAACCTAAAGCTGAAGCTCCTACAAAAGATGTTCAGTCCGAAGTAGAGCCTTTTGAGGATAAGGCAAAGATTCGGTGGAAGGAACTCAAGCAAGCTGAGTCTGATCTAAAAAATGCACAGCGAGAACTTGCTGAACTGAAGGCTATGGGAGAAGAGAGTCAGCAAGCCGCAAAGGAAGTTGCTGAACTTAAAGAACAGCTTGAAGCAATCCAGCAAGAACGAGAAGAACTCGATGGTGAACTCTATATGTCTAGGGTTCAATCAACCCGTGAATGGAAGCAGTATATTACTGAGCCATTGAATCAAATCATTCAAGACGCTGAATTCTTTTCACAAAGAAACAAGGCTGATACGGGTGAGCTTATTGATGCGCTTCAAGCGGACACTAATGGTGATCCGGCTAAACTTGAAAACCTCATTGCCGATTGGTCTGAGCGTGACAAAACAAAAGTGTGGGCGCTAGCTGATAACCTTCTGCAAATTGAGAAGCGCAAGTCCGATCTTGAATCCAATTCAAAGGCTGCATACGAAGCTTCTATGGAGCGTTATGGAAAGGAACAGCAAGAGCAATATCAGCAATATATTGCGCAACGTGAAACCGCTGTGAGTGAAGTCTTGCCAAAGATCAGCGAAAAGGTATTCAACCTATTGCCGGAAGACAAGCGTCCAGACATTAATAAACTTCAGCAAGAAGTTATGGGTTACGATGAGTGGCCTGAGAACTTGAAGGTTTATGGAATCCTTGGAGCAACAGTTCTTCCAGATTTGGTTGATCAAATCTCTTCATTGCAAAAAGAACTGAGTGAAGCGAAAGATAACAATGTTAAGCTCCGTGGAGGCGCTCCAGCTGCTGCTGGTGGGAATTCCCCTAAGGGTCCAGTAGAAGCAGCGAAGTCAGTTGACTACACTAAAGTAGACACTGATGACTTTGTTAAGAGTCTTGTAAGTAGGATTTCTGGTTAACATTTGCGTCTGGTGTAGATGCTCAATAGAGTGGGATTAAAAACCCCACTCTATTTTTTTTATTATTGTTAAAAATAATGCTTGCATATTTTAACAACTTAAATTATTTGTCGCAATGCAAGTTGTAAGGCTTGTTTAAAAATCTTACATGGATCGCTGATTCCTTAACATCAGTAAATAAACTGAGCTTATAAATCCGCAAGGTCTTTGATGTGGCTCACCAAAGAAAAAAATAACAGAACTGCATTTAGCAACTAAACACATTTGTAGTTCATAACTTAAAATTTAATTAGAAAGATAAAATAATATGTCACAATATAATCTCGCTGATGTAAACAATCAGCTTCAACAGGAAGCCGGACGTATCGGTGAAATGATCTCCGCTAAACTCATCGCAACTGACCCTTGGAATCGTCTTATCAAACAAGACACCTTCCCTGCCGGAATGGGCGAATCTATCCAGACCCTCATCCAAGAGCGTACAACCGTTCCTAACGCATCCTCGACTGCGTGGGAAGACGTTGGCACTAACGATGGAACTGGCAACACCTGTAACCCAACTCCTCAAGTTGTTGAGTTTGCTCGCACACTCAAGAGCTACAACCTCCAGCAGTCCGCTATCCGTTCGCCCGGTTTCTGCGTGAACGATCTCCGCACTGCATGGAAGGCTGAAGAGCAGCTTGCTGGTGAAGTCAAGGTTCTTAAAGAGAACTCTCAGTGGTTCTGGAGCAACCGTTACCGCGATGAGTTCTCTCGTCTCGCTGGCAACAAGGTTGTGACTGATGTGAACGATACTCTGGCTATGTCCACTAGCGGATCGAATCAGGCGTTCCCTGCTTCTGCTCCAGCTTACGCTCTTGACCAAGGTATCCTCGATCAGTTCTATCTTGACCTCTCCCGCGATGCGGCTGAAGGTAACTACGCGATTGTTGATGGCGAGCCTCAGTATGCTCTCATCTGCTCTCCTGAAACGAGCAACTACCTCAAGAAACAGAACGCTGATATCCGTCAGGATTTGCGTTTCTCTTCGCAGGTTGATGAGCTTATCAAGCCATTCGGCGCTGCATTCAGCTACAGCGGATTTGTCCACTTGGTTGATCGTCAGGCTCCTCGCTACAACTTCGTTGATGGCGCGTTTGTTCGTGTGCCGTTCTTCAGCACTGCCCCTGCCAACACTGGCAACAAGGCTGTTGTGAACCCAGCATACCGCACCGCTCCTTATGAAGTTAGCTTCATCTACAACCCACATGTCTACACCTCGCGTGTTGCACAAGTTATCACAAGCCCAGGTTCCGGCCTAAAGTTTGATCCTGTTAACTATCGTGGTGAGTTTATGTGGATCAACAACAAGGATAATGCCAACAACATCCTTGGTGTGAATGGTTACTTCTACGCTCTGTTCATGCAGGGTTCACAGCCAAAGCGCACTGAGTGGGGTTATGCTATCATGCATCTCCGTTGCTCACCAGCTACGCTGTATCAATCCTGCTCGTAAGAGCTAACAGATCAAGCGCGGGGAGGTATTGAGCTTCCCCGCGCTAATCTCTTTTTGTAACTTTAACGAAAGACAACTATGGACGAAAATAAAAAAAGCGGTCTTGCGGTTATGATTGGTATGGGTGCAGCTTCTAATGAAGTGGTTTTTACAGCACCGGAAGGAATGGATGTTTCCGAACTAAAAGAAGGCGAGGAGAAAGAAATCCTTGCTATGGTTCGCTATGATGGCGATGGACAATTTACATTGGTTTCTGTTGATGGTTACCCACTCGCTGAATCTGGACAAGAAGAAATGCCAGAAGGATATGAAGAGGGTGAAGAAAACGAAATGGAAGAAGAAGAAGAGTCTTATTCACAACGACTTCAATCCCGCGCAGGATTGGCATAATATGGCACAAGCTCCAGAACACGGAGATTCGGAATACAATCTTCTGCTAAAGATAGCGGAGAACTTTGGCGTTATTGTTGAGCATGGAGATTCCAAAGAAGTTTTGCTTTACAAGATTGCTGAAAAAACTTATGAATCAGCAAATCAAAATTAATTAGAATTTAAATATATGGCTCAACAACCCAAATACGGAGACGGAAGTGTCGATCTGCTTTATAAAATTGCAGACAATACATATGACATTTCACATGGTGGCGGGGCTGTAAGCTCTGTTAACGCAAAAGTAGGGGCAGTTGTGCTAAATGCTGCTGATGTTGGCGCAGTCTCCTCGGTAAACACAAAGACTGGCACAGTTTTTCTTGGTGCTGGAGATGTTGGGGCAGAACCCACCATCACAACTCTGCCAATCTCCAAGGGTGGAACTGGCGCGGCTACGGCGGCAGGAGCTTTGACAGCGCTGGGGGCCGTTGGAAGCAATACAACTGGAATCACAGGAGCAGATCAAGTAACAAATATTGTATCTCTAACTCGAGCGGAATATGATGTTATTGTAACGCCT